GAGACAGATCCCGACATGAGTGGCCAAAGCCCTTGGCACCACAGGGTTTCTCAATAGCACTTACCAAATGAGAACGGCATCTGAGGGGGTTCCGGGGCAGTCCTGACCGTTTTTCTGCTGGAGAGGAAGGAGCCGCCGGGACCTCCCGGCCCGGTTGCGCAACGGTTGCGCAACGTGGCGCAATGGCTCCCGTAGGCTCTGGTGATCCGCGGGAGGGCAGATGGGGGCAGGGTTTTCGCCGCAGATGGCGCAGCGCATCGAGCTGTGGCCGGTGGAGCGGCTGGTGCCGTTCGAGAACAACGCCAGGGTGCACAGCGCTGAGCAGCTGGCCCAGATCCAGGCCAGCATCGAGCAGTTCGGGTTCACGTCGCCGCTGCTGGTGGATGGCGAGTCAGGGATCCTGGCTGGCCATGGGCGGCTGGCGGCGGCCCGGGCGCTCGGCATGGCTGAGGTGCCGGTGGTGGTGCTCGACCACCTGAGCCCGGAGCAGCGGCGGGCCTATGTGATCGCGGACAACAAGCTGGCGGAGAACGCCGGGTGGGACCTGAGCAAGCTGGATGCGGAGCTGCGCGGGCTGATGGCGGCCGACTTCGATCTGTCGAGCATGGGCTTCAGCGACGACGAGCTGCGGCGGCTGGAGGACGGCCTGGAGCTGGGGCAGTTCGAGCAGCTGTCGCAGGGGTATGAGCGGGCGGAGCCGGAGCAGCAGCCGGGGCTGGGCATGATGCCGGGCGCTGGTGAGGACGACGGGCCGGAGGACGCCACCGCCGAGAGCGGCGAGGTGGAGGAGCGGCACGTGTTCTCGTGCAACCTGCTGTGGGACGACCGAGAGGTGGTGCTGGCTGCGGTGCGGCTGGCGAAGGAGAAGCACGGCCTGGAGGGAACGCCGGAGGCGTTGGTCCAGGTGTGCCGGGAGTGGATGGATGGATGACGGCATGCCGGATCGGCAGATCCGCAAGCGGTTCGGCATGGAAGCCGCGTTGCGCCAGTATTGAACCAGGCATGGGTTCCCGGGAAGGGTTGATGCAGATCCCTGAGACGATCGAGCAATGGCCGATCGAGCGGGTGAGGGAGTACGAGCGGAACAGCCGCACGCATAGCGCCAGCCAGGTAGCCCGCATTGCGGCGAGCATGACTGAGTTCGGGTTCACCAGTCCGCTGCTGGTGGATGCGGACGATGTGCTGGTGGCCGGCCATGGCCGCCTGGCAGCAGCGCAGCAGCTGGGGCTGACGGAGGTGCCGGTGATCGTGCTGGGGCACCTGACGCCTGAGCAACGGCGCGCCTACGTGATCGCCGACAACCAGCTGGCGCTGCAGGCGGGCTGGGATGAGGAGCTGCTGGCGCAGGAGCTCGACATGCTGCAGGCCAGCGACTTCGACCTCGACTTGTTGGGGTTCGACGGTGACGAGCTGACGAAGCTGCTCGGCGGAGAGTTCGAGGGTGAGGATGAGCCGGAGGAGGAAGACGAGGGGATCAACCGCGGCGTTGCACTGGCGATCGTGCTGAGTCCGCAGGAGTTGACGACGTGGCGCCGCGCGAAGGCGGAGCTGGGCTACAGCACCGACAAGGCGGCATTCTGGAAGCTGGTTGAAGACCTGCTGCAGGAGACTGACGCATGAGCGGCGACGGCATCCGCCCCTACGCAGGGGAGTTCCTGGTCAGTCCTGCTGGCCTGGAGCTGAGCATGAACTGGTGCGGGCATGCCTGCACCTACTGCTTCGCAAACTGGTTCAAGCCCGACCGTCGCGCGGACATTCGCGGGATCGTGGGCCTGCTGGCTGAGCATCACAAGCGGCGGAGCCGTGAGGCGCGACTGCTGCAGGCGCGGGTGCCGATGCTGGTGAGCAACCATGTGGACCCGTTCGCCGGCACCAATGCGGTGCAGTTCGAGCCGATCTGGGAGATGTGCGTGGAGCTGAGCATCCCGCTGGCATGGCAGACGAGGGGAGCGCACAAGGCGCACCGTCCGATCCTGGAACGTGTGGTGCGCGAGACGCCGCGGGCCGTCTGGTACGTGAGCGTTCCAATGCTGGATGACGAGGTGCGTCGCCGGGTGGAACCGCACGCGCCGTCGATTGGCAGCAGGCTGGAGTTGGTGGAGCAGCTGATTGAGGCCGGGCATGTCGTGACGGTGGGCGTGAACCCGCTGACGGTGGACTGGCTGCCGAAGTTCGAGCCGCTGCTCGATCAGCTGAAGGCGGCTGGCGTGTGGGGCGTGTGGATCCAGGTGCCGTACTTCAGCAAGAGCTTCAAGGGCAACCTGGACGACAAGGCGCGCAGCCGGCTGGGTGAGCAGTTCATCCGCACCTGCGGCGAGAAGGGCAGCAAGGCGGACAAGGCGCACGCTGAAGCGGCCATGGCCTACGCCAAAGGCATCGGGCTGGAGGTGTTCTCGACCGAGTACGAGGAGCCAACGCGGTTCTTCGATCCGTGGCACGAGGTCTACGAGAGGCCGATGCCGTACTGGCATCAGCTGGTAAACCTGATCGACCCGCTGATGGATGATGCGGATGTGGCGGATGACGGCTACGTGCTGGTGACGCGCGAGATGGCGATGGAAGCGCTGGCGCCGTTGCCGGAGTTGGACTGGTCGGAGCCGCTACGGCACAAGCGGGCGAAGCACTACCGGGCGATCGTGAAGCCACTGCCTGATGGCCGTCTGCCGAAGCAGAGCGTGAGCAGCTTCTGGGACATCATGTGGAACGATGATCTGTTCTGCAAGAGCCTGGGGCCAACCAGCTTCCGCAGATTCGCGCACGCTTCGATTGTTGAAGACGACACGATCATCCCCTTGCTTGATGAGAACGGAGATCGACTGATTGTGTATCGAAGACAGGGCTGGCCGTACACGTTCGCTGAGACACCAGAGCTGGCCTAAAATGACGTGCAGATCTATGGAGCAACCATGGCTGGAGCAGGTGGACGAGGCGGCGGCGGCCGCGGATCTGGTGGTTCGAGCGTGGCGGCTGGCCGCAAGGCCCAGGCGCGCTACAAGATGCAGCAGGCCAACAAGCGCTTCAAGAAGACATCCCTCCCCTACACCTACGCCCCGAAGGTCACCCGCAAGTGATCTGACCCAGGAGGCCGCCTGAGATGGCGGCCCGCCCCCCGCTGCTGCAGCTCACCTGGGCCGGCTTCGAGGCGGCTGTGGATCTGATCGCGGCGCAGTGCTGCTGGCGTGATCGCGCCGGTGTGCATGGCGCTGATACTGCAGGACAGCTGCTGGCCGCAGCGCTCGGCGAACGGTTGGGCCTGAACGTGCTGCCACTGGCAGGCCCGGGCATGGTCGAAGTGCATGGCCTGGTGCGGCGTGCACCGGCCAGCGACTGGGCATGGCCTGATGTTGAGGTCTGGGCATGGGCTGATGCGACGCCGGAGCAGCGCGTGCAATCGGTGATGAAGGTGACGCCAGGGACCCTGGTGCTCATGCCTTGGCAGGATGCAGCAGCCAACACGAGGCGGCCGTTCGTCGCGGGGTTCGATGATTGAAGTGGCGAGCATCACCTATGGCTGCCAGTGGGACGCCAACGGTCACGTGCAGGCGTGGCCGATGCGGATCGCATTTGGCGCGCAGGGGCCTGAGGTGACGGTGGACGAGATGCTGGAAGGCCGCGGCCACACGATGATGCTGATCGACCAGGTGGTGGCGCTGGTGGAGGGGATGACGCCGCAGGAGACACCGATCCAGCTGGTGAGCTCACCGCCGGGGCTGGCGCGCAAACTGGTGGCTGCCGGCTACTACGTGGAGCTGCTGCAAGATCAGTGCTGATCAAGCTCGCCGAGTATGCGTCGCAGCTGGGGGTGGTGCCTCAGGCGGTGAGAAAGGCGATCGCCGAGGGGCGGATCAAGGATGGCGCGACACGTGAGGGCCGCAGCTGGCTGATCGACCCTGAGGTTGCGGATCGCGAGTGGGGCAAGAACACGATGCCCCAGCGCCGGCACTCGGCGGAGATCAAGGCGGGACGGCAGCGGCAGCTGAACGGCGGCGGTGAGAGCGACTCCAGCGGCGGGCATCGCGGCCCGTCGATGAACCAGGCGCAGACGATCAAGGCGGGCTACCAGGCGAAGCTGCTGGCGCTCGAGTACGAGGAGCGCAGCGGCAAGCTGGTGAGCGTCGAGGAGATGACGCGGAAGCGGTTCGAGTCTGGCCGGCAGGTGCGTGATGCGGTGCTGCGGATCGGTCCGCAGATGATTGGCGAGATCGCGAAGGCGGCCGGGGGCCTGAACCCGGATGAGCGTGCTGAGGTGCTGCTGGTGATCCAGCGGCACCTGGTCAATGCGTTGGAGGCTTTGGCAGATGGCGCTGGCCAGGGCTGATGCGGTTGAACAGGCGTTCTGGGAAGGCCTGAGGCCTGACCCGCTGCTGACGGTGAGCCAGTGGGCGGATCAGCGGCGGATGCTGAGCCCGAAGGCGTCAGCAGAGCACGGGCCGTGGAAAACGGCGAGGACCCCCTATCTCCGGCGGGCGATGGACGACCTGAGCGCGACGACGCGGGTGCGGGAGGTGACGCTGGTGTTCGGCAGCCAGATGGGGAAATCGGAGGCCCTGAACAACTGGCAGGGCTATGTCATGGACATCGCGCCGGGCCCGAGCCTGTTCGTGCAGCCGACGATCGATCTGGCGAAGCGGTACTCGAGGACGCGCATCCAGCCGATGATCGACGCGACGCCAAGCCTGCGGGAGAAGGTGGCGGACCCGAAGTCACGGGACTCGGGCAACACGATGCTGATGAAGGACTTTCCGGGCGGGCAGCTGATTCTGGGCGGTGCCAATGCAGCGAGCGGCCTGGCGTCCATGCCGATCCAGAACCTGGGCGGCGACGAGATCGACCGCTGGCCGTCGGACGTGGATGAGGAGGGCAACCCGCTGGAGATCGTGGAGGCCAGGACGCGGACGTTCGGCAGCCGGAAGAAGCACGGCTGGACGAGCACACCGGGCCGTGCGGGCACGAGCGCGATCTGGCGGAAGTGGGGCGACAGCAGCCAGAACCACCTGAAGCTGCCATGCCCGCATTGCGGCCATCGGCAGACGCTGGAGTGGGAGCGGATGCGATGGGACGAGAAGGATCCGGGCCTGCCGGTGAAGCTGACCGTGCCGCCGGTGCTGATGTGCGAGGAATGCGGCGTCGGGATCAGCGAGGACACGAAGGCCTGGTGGTACGACCCGGAGGTGTGGAGCGACGACTGGTGGGAAGCTGAGTTCCCGGAGCGAGTGCAGCACCAGGGCTACCACTGCAACGCGCTCTATGCGCCGCTCGGCTGGTTCAGCTGGGATGACGCGGTGGTGAAGTTCGTGAAGGCGGAGGACAACCCAGCGTTGATGCAGCCGTTCATCAACACGGTGCTGGCGCTGCCGTACAACAACGACGGCGAGGCGCCGGACTGGGAGGCGCTCTACAACCGGCGAGAGCTCTATGAAATCGGCTCGGTGCCGGACGGGGTGGTGTTCATCACCTGCGGTGTGGACGTGCAGGGCGACCGCCTGGAGCTGGAGGTGGTGGGCTGGGGCCCTGGGCTGGAGAGTTGGAGCCTCGACTACCAGGTGCTGGCTGGCGACACGGCGGAGCCGGCTGTGTGGCGCGAACTGTCGAAGTTCGTGCGGAGCGAGTTCGGCCGCGGCGATGGCCAGCGACTGCCGATCCGGATGACAGCGATCGACACGGGTTACCGCACCGAGGAGGTGAAGCGGTGGGTGCGGACGCAGCCGCAGAACCGAGTGATCGGGATCAAGGGCGTCGAGAGCCAGGTGAGCGTGATCGGCACCCCCTCAAGGGTGGATGTGCTGCGAAACGGCAAGCCGCTGCGCGGCGGCGTGAAGATCTGGCCGGTGGGCACGAGCACGGCGAAGTCGGAGCTCTACGGCTGGCTGCGGCGCCGGCCGCCGGAGGATGAGGCCGAGGGCCTGCCGCATGGCTGGTGCCACTTCCCGCAGTACGGGCAGGAGTATTTCCAGCAGCTGACGGCGGAGCGGCTGGAGAACACGATCGACCGGCGAGGGTACCCGAAGTTCGAGTGGGTCAAGACCAGGCCTCGCAACGAGGCGCTGGACTGCAGGGTCTACGCCAGGGCGGCCGCGGCCCTGGTCGGTGCAGACCGTTGGAGCGACGAACGATGGGAAGCAGAAGGTGGCGGTGTGAGCGATGCACCTGCAGCACCTGTGCGCCAGGAGCAGCCGGAGCAATCGGAGCAGCCAGCGCGCCGGAGGTCCTCGTTCTGGGACTGAGTAGCATGGCCGCGAGGAGGTGGCCCGGATGAGCACATTCACGCAGGCACATCTGACCGCCATCGAGGAAGCGATCGCCGGCGGTTACCTGAAGGTCAGGTATGACGACAAGGAGGTCACCTATCAGAGCATGGGTGATCTGCTGAAGGCGCGCGCGCTGATCGCCGCTCAGGTGAACCAGGCGTCACCGATGCGGAAGGTCTACATCACCACGGCGCGCGACTACGAATGAATGCCTTCGATCAGCTGATCTCCGTCTTTGCGCCGCGCGCTGCAGTGAAGCGCCAGGCAGCGCGGCTGCAGCTCGATCAGCTGCGCCGGTATGACGCGGCGGCCCGCGGCCGGCGTGTTGAGAACTGGTCAACGCGACGCACCAGCGCTGATGCAGCGTCAGCAGTTGGGTTCGCGGACATGCGCGACCGCGCGCGCGACCTGGTGCGCAACAACCCCTATGCGCAGCGCGCGGTGTCGCTGTGGGTGTCGGCCCTGATCGGACCTGGCTGGAGCTTCAAGGCGAAGGCCGGCCGGCGGAACGGTGGTGCGCGAGGGCAGCGCACAACCGACGAGTTTCGCGCGTGGGCGATGGACCCATGGCAGTGCGACTACGAAGGATTGCTGGACTTCGCCGGGCTGATAGCGAAGGCGGTGCGCTGCTGGAAGGAGAGCGGCGAGGTGCTGATCCGCCTGCGCCGGCCATCACCGGCATCGATGCAGCGCCTGGGCCTGAAGATCCCGTTGCAGCTCCATGTGCTGGAGCCGGACTGGATCGCCGAGGATCACGACGGGATCAACCTGGCTGGTGTCGACGGCTGGATCTCCCGCGGGATTGAGTACGACGCCGACGGCAAGCGCGTCAGCTACTGGTTGTACAACTACCACCCAGGCGAAGCGCAGGTGCGCGTCATCACGCCTGAGAGCAACCGTGTGCCGGCGGATGAGATCATCCACCTGTTCACGTCGCAGCGTCCGCAGCAGACGCGCGGTGTCACGAGCCTGGCGCCGGTGGTGATCACCCTGCGCGACCTGGACGACTACATGGACGCGCAGCTGCTGAAGCAGAAGATCAGCGCGTGCATGACCGGCGTGATCGTCGACGTGGACGGCGCCGGCGATCAGAAGTCTGATGTGAGCGATCGGCTGGAACCCGGCGCGATGGTGCGGCTGGGCCCCGGCCAGGACATCCGGTTCAGCTCGCCGCCGAGCGTGGGTGAGATCGACCAGATCATGAGGATCTACCTGCTGCGGATTGCCATGGGCTGCAACGTGCCCTATGAGTTGCTGACGGGTGATTTCCAGGGCACGAACTTCAGCGCCGGCCGCCTGGGCTGGCAGTCGTTCAACAAGCAGACCGTCTGCGATCAATGGCAGCTGCTGGCCCCGACCGTGTTCAACCGGGTGTGGGAGTGGTGGGCTCGTGCAGCGAGCATCGCCGGGATTCCGACTGATGGCCTGACCGCTGACTGGACACCGCCACCGCCTCAGGCCTACGACCCAGCAGCCGACACGAAGGCGACGATCAGCAAGGTGCGAGGCGGCCTGAAGCCACCGCAGGAAGCGATCCGGGAAGAGGGCCTCGAACCTGAGGACGTGATCGAGCAGTACCGCGAGTGGAATCAGATGCTGGATCGAGCCGGCATCGTGCTCGACACCGACCCGCGGAAGGTGAGCGCTGCGGGTCTGACGCAGGGCCGGCCTGCTGGCACCGAACTGCCCCCAACTGGAGAGCCGCCGACTGAACCAACGCCAGTGCCGACACCAGCTCCAGCAGCTGGCCAGCCATAGACTCAATTCATGCGTGAACAAACGATGAGCACTGATCTGCTGCAGACGCGGGCGATGTTTGCGCCCGACACGGTGAACGTGGATGAGCGCACCGTGGATGTGGTGTGGACGACGGGTGCGCAGGTGAAGCGCTCGGACTGGGCGCGTGGCGACTACATCGAAGAGCTGAGCCTGTCGCCTGATGCAGTGCGGCTGGATCGTTTGAACAGAGGCGCACCGCTGCTCGATTCGCACGAGAACTTCAGCCTGCGCAGTGTGCTGGGAGTCGTTGAGCGTGCATGGCTCAACGGCAACGAAGGCCGCGCGACGGTGAGGTTCAGCAAGCGCGCTGAGGTGGAACCGATCTTCCAGGACGTGCGCGATGGGATCCTGCGCAACATCAGCGTGGGATACCGGAAGCACAAGACGGAGCGCGATGAATCCGGCACCACGCCGGTGGAGCGCGCCGTTGACTGGGAGCCGTACGAGCTATCGCTCGTGCCGATCCCGGCTGATGCCGCAGCCCAGGTGCGCTCGGAAGAGTCGCCTAACATGAACCCCGAGACTGCTCTAACACAGGACAGCCCCATGGACGAAACCCGTATGCAGGAAGCCCCTGCTGAAGCCCGTGGGGCTGAGGCAGCGGTGACCACCGAGACCCAGGTCGACACCCGCGCCGCCGCTCCTGCGGTGGATGTGGAAGCTGTGCGCGCCGGTGAGCGCCGCCGCGTGACCGACATCATGGACGCCTGCCGCAAGGCTGGCTTCACTGGTGACTTCGCCGAGAAGCTGATTGCTGATGGCACCCCGATCGATGGCGCCCGCGCCGCGATCATCGACGCCATGTATCAGCGGCAGCAATCGCAGCCCCAGACCCAGGCCCGCATCGACGTGACCGCCGACCACGGCGAGAAGCGCGCCGAGGCGATGCTGCATGCCCTGGAGGCCCGCAGCGGCTTCCGCAAGTGGGATGAAGGCGGCGCCCGCGAGTACCTGGGCACCACCCTGCTGGACATGGCGCGCGAGTGCGTGGAGCGCTCGGGCGTGAGCACCAAGGGGATGACCAAGGACGAGCTGGCCGGTCGTGCCATGCACTCGACCACAGACTTCCCGCTGCTGCTGACCAGCATCCAGCGTGTGACGCTGAAGGCTGCCTATGCCGAGGAGCGCCAGACCTGGCAGCCCCTGGCCCGTCAGGACAACCTGCCTGACTTCCGCGACATGAGCGTGATGGAAGTCGGCGGCCAGATCCTGCCTGAGGAGCTGCGCGAAGGCGGCGAGTACAAAGCCGGCACGATCAGCGAGACCAAGGGCTCCTGGAAGCTGTCGGAGTACGGCAAGAAGCTGGTGGTGGGCCGTCGCCTGATCATCAACGACAACCTGGGTTACATCACCCGCGCCATCCAGGTGCTGGGTCGTGGTGTTGCGGTGTTCGAGGCCAACCAGATGTGGGGTCTGATCACCACCGGCAGCCTGGGCGCCACCTGCATGATGGACAGCAAAGCGCTGTTCCATGCGGATCACGCCAACACCGGCACCGGTGTGATCGGCGAGGCCAGCATCTCGGACGCGCGTCAGAAGATGCGCAACCAGAAGAGCTTCGACGGCACCCCGCTGTATGTGACCCCGCAGTACATCCTGATCCCGACCACGCTGGAGACTGCGTTCGACAAGTTCAACACCACGATCGTTCCGAACCAGATTAGCAACGTCAACATCTTCTCGGGCTACCTGCAGAAGATCGTTGAGCCCCGTCTGGACGCGAAGAGCACCACCCAGTTCTATGTGGTGGGCGACTACCCCGGTGTGGACAAGCTGGTCTACGGCTACCTGGACGGCGAGGGCGGCCCGAGCATCGAGTCGGTGTCTGGCCGTGATCCCGATGGCGTGACCGTCTACCTGCGTCATTCCTTCGGCTGCACGGTGCCTCAGCACCAGTGGATCTACCGCTCCACCGGCGCCTGATCTGATCTCTTTCCATCCATCCTGAGGACTGAACAATGAAGGGTTACGATCCGAGCACCGGTCTGGGGTTCATCCAGAACGGTGACTATGTCGAGGTGACGCTGCCCTATGCCCGCACCGGCGGGCAGGGTGTGCTGGTGGGTTCGCTGTTCGGCGTGTGTGTCGTTACTGGCGCACTCGGCGATGTGGTGAACGTGCACACCTGCGGTGTCTACGGCCTGGAGGCCGCGACCGGTGCCAGCACTGATGCTGTCGCTGGTGCGAAGGCCTACTGGGACAACACGAACCGGCGGATCACCCCGGTTGCCACCAGCAACAGCTACGTGGGTGTGTTCCTGGCAGCGAAGACCACGGCGCAGGCGTTTGCCACCGTGCGCCTGAACGAGTTCGTGGTCTGATGAGAAACGACCTGGCGAGCATTGCTCTCCGGGCCGTGGTTGGGGTGATGGGGCAACCCATCACCTACACCAGGGCTGGTGCAGCAACGTCCGCCAAGGGCGTGTATCAGGCCAGCCATGTGGCGCTGGATCCAGAGACTGGGGTGCGTGTGAACAGCACGCACCCTGTGTTGCTGGTGAATCGAGACGAGTTGCCGTTTGCGCCACGCCAGGGCGACCTGGTGGAGGTGGTGAACGAGGGAGTGTTCCAGGTGCGTGATCCGCAGCCTGATGGCCACCGAGGGTGGCTGCTGCTGCTGCATCGGATTGCGAGCGGCAGTGTGTTTGTCGATGGCGTCTTCGAGCCGGGAGTCTTCGCATGAGCCTCAATCTGGTCCGGCGGCAGGTCAAGAATGCGCCGCTGACGGCCACTGACCACGACAGCAATCTGGACAAGCTGGAGACAGCGATCGAGGAGATCGTTCCAACCCCGGGAACTGATCTCGCCTACGATCCGGCGACGCGGCAGCTGAGCAGCAGCACCGGCGCTGATGCCACCTTGCCTGTGGCGACCACGAGCGCAGCAGGTCTGCTGAGCGCTGCTGACAAAACCAAGCTCGACCAGGTGGTGCCAGACCGCGCCATGACGGTGCTGGTGACGGTGCGGAACGCAACTGGTGCAGCGATCGCGAAGGGCACACCGGTTTATGTGCTGGGCAGCAATGGCACGACGGTCAGCATTGCGCCTGCAGATGCCTCTGTGGAGGCAACAGCTGCTGGCACCCTGGGCCTGACGCAGGATGAGATCTTAAGCAACAGCACCGGCTACGTGGTGGCTGTTGGTGAGCTTGGCGGGCTGAACACCTCAGCCCTGACCGAAGGCGCTCTGGTGTGGCTGAGCGAGACCACCGGTGCGTTGACCACGACGAGGCCGACGCAGCCAGCGCATGGTGTGGTGATCGGCTACTGCGTCAAGCAGGGCGCCGGCACCAGCGGCATCCTCTACGTCAAGGTCGACAACGGCCTTGAGCTCGACGAGCTGCATGATGTGCTGATCACTGGCGCCGCGACTGGCCTGGAGGTGTTGCGACGCGGCGTCGACGGGCTGTGGCGGAATGCAACTCTGACTGCCGCAGATGTTGGCGCCATCTCTCCCTACGTGCACACACAATCCACGCCATCGACGACGTGGACAATCAACCACAACCTGGGATTCCGCCCCAGCGTTGAGCTGCTGGATTCCGGCAGCCAGGAGATTGATGCGGACGTGTCGCATCCAAGCGTCAATCAGACTGTCGTTACACTGAAGTCGGCTACTGCCGGCCTCGCCCGCTTGATCTGAGGACTTCACCATGGCCCGCCGCTTTCTGACCGACATCGACATGGCGTCGGTGTCGAAGATCACCAACCTGCCGGCCCCGACCGCTGATGGTGATGCCGCCAACAAGGGCTATGTCGATTCAGCGATTGAGGGTCTGGCATGGAAGGACAGCTCTCGTGTCGCGACGCAAGCGAACCTGAACCTGGCGAGCCCGGGCGCGACGATCGACGGAATCACGATGGCGACCGGCGACCGTGTGCTGGTGCGCGCGCAGACCGCTGGAGCTGAGAACGGCATCTATGTGTGGAACGGCGCCGCGACAGCGATGACCCGTTCGCTGGATGCGAGCACCTTCGCTGAGCTGGAGCAGGCCACCACAACGGTGGAAGAGGGCACCGGCGCTGGCGTGACCTACCGGCAGACAGCGGTGAACGGCACGCTGGGCACCACGGCAGTGAGCTGGACGGTGATGGGCACCAGCGCCCCGGCGGCCAGTACCACGCAGTCTGGCATCAGCCGCCTGGCAACTCAGGCCGAGGTGGATGCCGGCACTGCTGCGGACCTGGTGGTGACGCCGCAGACGCTCGCCAGCTACAGCGGCCGACTGAAGAAGTTCTCCGCGAATGTCGGCGACGGTTCAGCGACGAGCTACACGTTGACGCACAACCTGAACACTCGTGATGTGATCGTGCGAGTGTTCCCCAACTCGGGGCAGTATGACGACGTGGAAGTGGATGTGCAGCGCACTGGCGTGAACACAGTGGCGCTGGTGTTCGCTACAGCGCCAGCTGCTAACGCATTCCGCGCCGTGGTGATCGGCTGATGGCACGCGAGTTTCTGGCTGGCCTTATTGCGCGCGCGCGCCTGGGTATCCCGATCGGTGCGCCGGCAACACCTGCTGTCGCTGACCTCTACGCGGTTGGCGACACTGTGCGCTATCGCGACAGCGTGAACGGTGAGCGAACGCTGCTCAACTCTGCTGGCAACCTTGCTAACCTGACCGACATCTCAGCAGCGCGAAACAACATCGGCGCTGCTGCTGCGTTTGCCGGTTATGCCGTTGGCAACTGGATCTGCCCGGTTGTTGCAACAGCAGCCGCAGGATCTGCGCTAACGGCAAACACAATCGCGTTGCATCCGTTCAAGGTGGAGCGTGCTTGCACGATCAGTGATCTGGGGTTCAGGGTCACGACAACCGTTGCGGGCAGTTCAATTCAAGGTGCCATCTACGGTTCCGACAGCAGCAACAACCCAGCCGGCACGCCGCTGGGCTTCAATGCCACAGGTATCTCTGCCGCAATAGGTGCACCAGTATCTGGCGCAGTAACGCCATTCACAATTCAACCGGGGCAGATCTACTGGTTTGCTGTCAACTCCGACGCTGCGCCAACATTGCTAACAGTCGCAACCGCTAACACCTACTACAGCAGCATCCTGGGTGCAGCGAACCTGGCAGACATCACGTCATCCGCTACGTCACAGCTGCAGCTGCGCACCGTGGCGCAGACCTACGGCACATGGCCGAGCCTGACAGGTGCAACGATCACGGTCGTTACTGGAGCCGGTGCGCAGAAAGGCGCGCTGCCCATGTTCAAGATCAGCGCGCTGCCGTAACCCATGGCCATCTCGTATCAGCAATCCGGCATCATCATCACCGATGATCGCAACCCCGACCGAGCGCCTCTGGTGCTGCCGTTTGGTGCTACATCGTTTGAGGTTGAAGCTGCTGCTGCGGCATACCTAGACCTGCCACCACAGCCGAACTTCGACGGCTTCGGCCTGTGGCTGCTCACCAACCCAGACGTGGCCGTTGCCTACGATCTGGCGTTCGATCAAGCGAAGCTCACCAGCTGCACACTGCCGTCGGCGGTGCTTGCCGCGGCCGGTGGCGAGACGAAGCATCTCCGCACCGCTCTGCTGCTGCTGCGCCGCCAAGGCCTGCTGAGCGACATGGTGATCGCGGCGATGTTGGCCAAGGCGCAGGAGTGCAACCTGCCGCCTGACTTCCTGCAGGCCCTGGGCGGATGACGCACCCCCGCACCCAGCTGCGTGCTGCGTTCATTCAGCAGCTCACCAACGCCACCGCTGCAGGCGCGCGCGTCTACAGCGGCCGGCTGATGCCGATCGAGGAGCCGGAGCTGCCGGCGATCATCATTCACACCCGCGAGTCCGATGAGCTGCAGGAGCGCAGCCCATCTGGCTGGGGTGGGTATGAGCAGCGCCGCTGCATCGTTCACGTCGTCATCGTGGCGCAGAGCTTCGGCGACATCGATGCAGAGCTGGACGACATGGCTGGCCAGGTGGAGGCCGTGCTGCAGGCATGGACGATCCCTGGCTTCGAGTCCAGTGACGCGCACTACCTCGACACCCGCAGCGATGACCCTGAGTTCGATGGCAGCCTGACCACCGGCGCCACCACACTGCGCTATGGCGTCGTCTACCGGCGGCCTTATCGCGACTGCAGCAACCCCTATGTGCAGGCCGCGGACGAGCCCCTGGAGCGCAGCGGCGCCTACCCTGGTGGTCGAGTCACAGCCGGCTGTCCGGTCGGCAACACCGGCGAGGCATGTCCGATCGGGGATGCTGAGCTGTTCGCTCAAGGAGACCCGATCAACTGATGGCCACGACCCGCACCCGCAAGCGCGCCCGCAACGACGATGGCGAGTTCAAGCCGGACGATCCGGCGACGCCTGCCGTCAACGAGGCCTATGAGCCTGCAGTCCCAGCACTGCCTCTGAACGTGGCCAGCCTGGCGGCATTCATGGAGGTGGAGCACCCAGACCACGAGCGACTGGGCAAGGCGCTGGAGCTGGCCGCTGCTGCGGCTGCTGCCACGATCGGCCGGCCGCTGCTCGAGGCGGAGCCTCACGCCATCCGCCACGGCGTGCACATGCTGGCGGCGGAGCTGCTGCTGAAGGATGCGCTGGCGGCTGTGCCTGATGCCGCTGAGATCCCGGCGGTGGTGCGCGCGTTCTGGAAGCAGGCGGGCTGATGCTGGGCGTCAACCGCTCCGATCAGCAGACCGCTGGAGTTGGATCAGCGGAAGCGACCGATCACGCCAGGCGACTGAGCAACGTGGCCCGTTACGGCACCGTGGCTGAGGCCGATTACACCGGGGCCACCGCTGGCTTCCCCGCGATCCGCGTGCAGCTCCAGGACGGTGAGATCCTGTCCGACTGGGTGCCGTGGTTCACGCCCCGGGCCGGGAAGGATCGCGTGTGGGATCCGCCGGAGGTGGGTGAGGTGGTGATGCTGCTGGCCCCGTCAGGTGATCTGGCAAATGGCGTCGCGATCCCTGGCCTGTTCAGCAACGGCAACGCCAACGGCAACCGCGCCGGTCTGCAGCGCCGCACCTTCGACGATGGCACGGTGGTGGAGTACGACCGGCAGGCGCACAAGATGCTGCTCGACGTGAAGGGCGACATCGAGATCCGCGCCACCGGCAACGTGAAGATCATCGGCGCGAGAATCGACCTGAACCCGTAGGAGGCAGACCATGGCCGGCATGAGCCGCACAACCGGCGACGCCATTGGCGGGTTCGATCATCTGCGCCAGTCGATTGCCGACATCCTCTCCACACCGCTCGGCACGAGGGTGCACCGGCGGGACTACGGCAGCCGGCTGCCGCGGCTGGTGGACCGCCCGATCAACCAGTCCCTGGTAGCTGAGATGGTTGCTGCCTGCGCTGAAGCGCTGGACCGCTGGGAGCCTCGCCTGCGGCTGGAGCAGATCAAGGTCGACAACGTGACGGCCGATGGCCAGGTCACCCTTAGCCTGATCGGGTACTACCTGCTCAACGGGCAGAAGATCGAGATCGAGGGGCTGGTGATCTGATGGCGACGATCGACTTCAGCTCACTGCCAGCACCGGAGATCATCGAGCCGCTGGACTTCGAGACGATCCTCGGCGAGATGGTCACGGACCTGCAGGCGCGTGATCCGTCCTACACCGAGATTCTGGAATCGGATCCAGGCATCAAGATCCTGGAGGTTGCAGCGGCGCGTGAGCTGATCCTGCGGCAGCGGGTCAACGACGCCCTGCAGGCAACGCTGCTGCGCTATGCCGCGGGCGCGGACCTGGACAACCTGGCGGCGTTCTATGGCGTGATCCGGCTGGAGGATGAAGCGGACGAAGCGGTGCGTGTGCGCACGATCGAGCGGATCATGGGCAGCTCTGCTGCGGGCGGGGCTGCGTGGTATCGCTTCGCGGCGCTGAGCTCCAACCCGCTGGTGAAGGACGCAGCGGTGAGCTCACCGGGCCCCGGCGAGGTGTTGATCAGCATCCTGTCGAGCGAGGGGAACGGCACACCCAGCAGCACCCTGCTGGCCAGTGTGACTGCAGCGATGCAGGCCGATGACGTGCGGGTGATCACCGACACTGTGACGGTGGCCGGGGCGACGATCAACACGGTGCCAGTGACGGCGCAGGTGTGGCTCTACCCAGAGACCCCGATCGAGGTGTTCAGCGGCCTGCAGGCCCGGCTGACGGCAGCATTTGCCGAGGCGTCTGGTCTGGGGTGGGACGTGACGCGCAGCTGGCTGATTGCGCAGCTGCACCCAGCTGGTGTGCAGCGGGTGGTGTTGACTGCCCCTGCTGCTGATGTAGTGTGCAGCGCCACCCAGGCCCCGGCGTTGGGCGCGATCAGCCTGACGATGGCAGGGCGCGACCGATGAGCCGGTACGACCTGCTGCCGCCGAACGCGACGCAGCTTGAGCGTGATTTCTCCCGGGCGATCAGCCCGCTCCCTGCGCTTGGCCCGCTGGTTGAATGGCCCATCCTGACGGAGGATGGCGACCTGGTGGCGGCGGAGAGCGGCCGGCTGATGCTTCGCGAGAGCTCAGTGCCGTTCAAGAAGCCAGGCGGCGTGGTGCCGATCATCCGCACGGCGAAGCGGGTCAACGTCCCCGACAGCGTGGTGCCGTGGCTGATCTATGAGTACGGGTTGGGCGAGATTCTGCCGTACCTGGGAAACGACCAGCGGCGTGCCCTGGCGGAGGGTGTGCTGTGGCAGCGGATCCGCGGGACACCGGACTCAGTGCGGATCGCTCTGGGCTGGATTGGTGTCACCGGCCTGATCGAGGAAACCGAATGCGGCACGAACCGATGGGCTGAGTACCAGCTGGGGCTGGCAGCTGCGACGAGCGGCGAAGCGGTGATCGACCAGGTGATGGCGATTGCGCGGATCAGCAGCCCGGTGCGGAGCAGGCTGCAGCGGATCTACGCGGTCTATGACTTCCGCCGGGCGGTCTACGATCAGTGCTCGTGGGACGACGGCAGCATTTACGACGACCACTCCGGCGTGCGCCCACGACCGGACTGGCCACAGATCAGCTATGGGCAGATCACCGCCGCTGGCGTCAGCGCAGATTCAACCGTCGCCAGCGGTTTGACATCAATCATCAGCGTCCTGGTACTGCTGTCAGAGCTGTTCTGCTACGACCAAAACCAATGGGACGAAGGGTGGCACACCCTCAACAACACAGGCTCGATCACTGAAACGATCGGGTACAGCTGCCGGTATCAGGGCCAGTCGTGGGGGCCGTTCACGTGGGGCCCGCGGGTGTTTGCCACTGATGAAGTGGTGATGGGCCGTGAGGATGGCTTCGCAGTGCTGCGTGAAGATGCGGTCTCAGCGGTCAGTTTGACGCCATTCCAGCCACTGGTTGTGGGTCGAGAGGATGGCGACCTGGTGAGCCGTGAGGACGGCAATGTCCTGGCGCATGAAAGCTACGGGCTGCCGTGGATCTTTGCCCGTGAGGACGGCCCTGCGATGCTGCGCGAGGACGGCAGCCCGATGGCCCAGGAGCAGTATCCAGTTCTAGTGGGCACCGTGTGGACCGGGACTGGGATTGCGCAGGAGGAATACCCCCCGGCCTATGAAGGCTGGGCGGATGTGAACGTGGTTGTGAGTGGAGCGGTGCAGAGCGGCACCTTTGACAGCGTGTTCTGCCGAGAGTCGGGCGGGGCTATCCTGTCTGAAGACAATCGCGTGATTGCGCGAGAGGAGTACCTGACATGACCGACACCCCGCGGCCGATTTCAGCGGATCCCGTGCTGAGCGCACCGGCGCTTGATGACTTCCTGCCGATTGTCGACGTGAGCGAGCCGCTGCTCGTCAACAGGAACAAGCGGATTCTGCTGGACCGGATCCTGGGTGCAATGCGGCCCAGGGCATCTGAGCTGGGTGGGGTTGGCACTGCGTTCGACGCGATCACTGCTGTTGGTCACAATGAACCGAACCAACAAGTAACATGGTTCTCATCTTCAAACCCTAATTTCACATCTGCGTGTTCCGTGCTGGCCACATCTCGCGCCCCTGGCGTGAGCTGCTCTTTTTTGTACTGTGTTGCTAGTCAGGGAAGCACCCCTATCAATACGTTTACAGTCGCCAACAACGGCAACGTATTTAACACCAACAACTCATACTCCGGTCTCTCTGACCTCAAGCTGAAAGAAAACATCGTCGACTCTGGTTCACAGTGGTCTGACATCAAGGCGCTGCGGATTCGCAAGTACAACTTCAAGCAAGGCGAGACGCACACACAGCTTGGTGTGATCGCCCAGGAAGTTGAGCTGGTCTCGCCTGGTCTGGTCTCTGAGAACGTTGATCGCGATGGCGACGGCAATCTGCTCAGCACCACAACCAAGAGCGTCAACTACTCCGTTCTCTACATGAAGGCGGTCAAGGCGCTGCAGGAAGCGATGGAGCGCATCGAAGCGCTGGAGGATCGCGTCGCCGCCCTTGAGGGTTCGTGACTGGTAGCCTGAAACTGACGGAGTGACAGCATGGCCGCAGTCCTGACCACATCCGGGCGCACCGCCATCGCTACGGCGATCAAGGCGCGCACTGCGCACCTGGCCTGGGGGTCAGGCGATGCTGCCTGGGGCAACACGCCGCCCGCACCACCGGCGAACACCACCGCCCTGCTGGCTGAGATCGCGCGACGCAAGGCCAACCAGGTCGAATACTGCATGCCGGCCACCAATGGCGCGATCAGCGTGCCTGAAGGTCGCTTCGACATCACAGCGACGCCGACCAACAACCTCTACTTCCGTTTCCACTTCGAGTTCGAGGATGCCGTCGGCTCCACCATCCGCGAGCAAGCGATCTTTCTTGACACCGTGGCTGCCGCTGGAGTCCCGTCAGGGCAGTTCTACCTGCTGCCAGCGGAGGTGAGCGCGCCTGGAACCCTGCTCGTGATTCAGCGCACCGCACCGATCATCCGTGAGATCACAACCCGTCAGCTGTTCGAGTTCGTGGTGACCTTCTGATGCCTATCACTCTCCCGACTGCGCTCGACGGTTACTACAACCGCTTTGAGCCCTCGTCCCGGTATGACGAGATCCTGGTTCGCGCCGGCAAGGGCGTGCAGGGTGCTGAAATCAACGAGGTGCAGAGCGGCCTGATCGACCGCCTCAAGCGCATCGCTGATGCGGTGTTCAAGGATGGCGCCGTGATCTCCGGCACGCCGCCGACGATCAGCAGCACCACGATCAACTGCCCGCTCAGCCTGATCTACATCCGCGGTGCAGTGCGTGAGGTGCCGGCCCGCACCTTCACAATTCCGGCCACCGGCCTGGCTCGCGTCGGGGTCTACCTCCTCGAGGAGGTGATCACCGAAGTGCAGGACGCGACCTTGCGCTGTCCAGCCGTCGGCACCCGCAACTACAACGAGCCTGGCGCCGGCCGCCTGCGCGTCACCCCCACCTGGGGCCGTGAAGGCGACGGCAGCAGCGGTGTGTTCTACCCCGTCTGGACCGTCATCGACGGGCAGGTGATCAGCCAGTCCGGCAGCACCACCGGCGACGCCTTCACCGAGGCCCTGGCCCGCTACGACCGCGAGAGCAACGGCTCCTACATCGTCACCGGCCTCAGCGTCACCGCCCTTGGCCTCGCTGCTGGCGTCAACACCTTCAGCGTCCGCGAAGGCACCGGCAACATCTTCGGCTACAAGATCGACAAGCTGGCCAGCACCCGCCTCAACTACGCCGAGGACCCCGATCTGGAGCTGGTATCGGCGGAGCCCGACACCTTCACCGGCACCACTGGTGGCAGCGCCACCATCCAGATGAACCGGTTCCCCCTCGAGTCGGTCCTGAGTGTGGTGATCACCCGGGAGAAGACCGTCACCCTCACCCGCGGTGGTGCAGCCGGCGGCCAGGACGCCCTCCCGGATGTGTCGGTGCTCAGCATCCAGAGCATCACCCAGGGTGCAACCACCTACCAGTCGCCGCGGGACTACTTCCTGAACGGCGACAAGGTGGACTGGAGCCCCACCGGCGGCGGCGCGATCGAGCCCGCTCCTGGTTCCACCTACACGGTCACTTACCGCTATCTCGGCCTGGTGACACCCACCTCCGTTGACCTGCAGGCTGGCACCTTCACGGTGACCGGTGCCGTCAACGGCACCCTGGTGCTGACCGACTACCGGTGGAAGCTGCCCCGGTACGACCGGATCTGCATCGACCGCGAGGGCAACTTCTCCCGCGTGAAGGGCATCAGCTCGCGCTTCACCCCACTGCCGCCTGCAGTGCCTGGCAACCTGCTGGCGCTGGCGACGATCGAGCAGCGCTGGGGCCTCACGCCTGGCGTCACGAACGACGGCATCCGCGCGATCCCGTTCGATCAGCTGGAGCGCATCCGCTCGCTGGTGGTGGACCTGTTCGACCTGGTGGCGCTGGAGCGCCTGCGGAACGACATCAGCTCGCGCGAACCCAGCAGCAAGCGCGGTGTGTTCGTCGATCCGTTCCTCGATGACGACCTGCGCGATCAGGGCATCACGCAGACCGCAGCGATCGTGAACGGCACCCTGCAGCTGCCGATCGCGCTGACCGTCTACCAGGCGCCGGAGAACAACACTCAGGACTGGATGCTCCCCTACACGGAGGAGATCATCCTGCAACAGACCCAGCGGACTGGCAGCAGCCCGATCAACCCCTACCAGGCGTTCGACCCGATCCCTGCCGCCATCACACTCAGCCCGGCGGTGGATCGCTTCACCACGATCGACACGATCTGGACGTCTGGTGTGACGCAGCAGATCAACACCTGGCTGGGCACCACCGGCCGGTTCTCGATCCAGAGCGTCACGGCCACCACCCGGACGGAGCTGCTGAGCGAAAGCCAGCGGCCGGCGGAGTTCCTCCGGCAGATTCAGATCAACTTCACCCTGGCTGGGTTCGACCCCGGCGAAACCCTCACCCAGGTCCTGTTCGACGGGATCAACGTCACCCCAGCCTGAGCCATGCCCCTTGTAGCGAACGGCGCCGGCCAGATCACCGGCAACATCTCGATTCCGGCGAACGTGCCAGTCGGCACCAAGCGGGTGACCTTCCTCGGCAACCAGGGCAGCTTCGGTGCTGCGCGGTTCGTCGGCAGCGGCACGATCCTCACCCGCACACAGCGGGAGCTGACGACGATCGAGACGCGGTTCTGGGATCCGCTGGCGCAGACCTTCCGCCTGGATGGCGGACGCCATGTGACCAGCATCGAGTTCTGGTTCACGGCGAAGGGCAGCAGCAGCAACAACGTCTACCTGGAGATCCGAGAGACGGAGGTGGGTCTGCCGAATGCCACCACCCTGGCCGAGGGTGTGATCCTGGGCAGCGCCATCACGGTGGGTGCATGGAACAAGATCACGCTGACCCGGCCGGTCTACCTGGAGCCAGGCGTTGAGTACGCCATGGTGCTGCTGACCGATGACGCCACCCATGCGGTGGGCCTGGCGGAGCTGGGCAAGCTCGACGCAGCGGCCGGCGCCTTCGTCACCTCGCAGCCGTACACCATCGGCACGATGCTGAAGAGCTCCAACGCCAGCACCTGGACACCGGTGCAGGAGTCGGACCTTACCTTCCGCATGTACGGGGCGAGCTTCACCAGCACCACCCGCACCGTCAACCTGGGCCAGCTGCGGGGCGCAGCAGTCGCCAGCATCACCCGCTCGGGCAGCACCGCAACGGTGACCACCAGCACCGCCCATGGCCTTGTCACCGGCCAGGACGTGGTGATCTCCGGTGCAGCGCAGAGCGAGTACAACGGCTTCTTCCCGGTCACCGTCACCAGCTCCACGGTGTTCACCTACACGGTGCCCGGCGCGCCGGCGACACCCGCCACCGGCACGATCCGCATGCAGGTGGGCGACACCACCGACCTGGTGGCGCTCGCCGGTGTGGAGCGCATCAACTCCGCCACCGATGTGGAGTTCATCTTCGAGCGGCCCGACACCAGCCAGATCCGCGGGGCCGACAACGCCCGCATCCAGCTGGCCGAGGATCTGAACGTGGCGCTGACCATGAAGGCGCTGCTGAAGGGCACCACGACCGCCAGCCCCTATCTGTTCGCCGGCAGCCAGGCGGTGCTCGGCAACCTGGGCGAGACCGGCACCTACGTGAGCCGGGCGATTCCATGCGCCGCCAACGCCAAGGTGAGCTGCACCTTTGAGGCGCTGCTGCCTGGTGCATCCAGCGCGACCGTTGAGTTCCAGACCAGCAGCGGCACATGGCAGGCTGTGAGTCTGACCAGCAGCAGCGCGGTGGGCGACGGCTGGGTGGAGCAGGTGTTCACGGTGGCGAGTTTCGCGGCTGGCGGCACCACCACGCGGGTGCGGCTCACCCTCACCGGCGCTGCTGCCGCCAGACCGCAGCTCCGTCAACTTCGTCTCGTGGTGATCTGACGCCATGCCCATTGACGATCGGACAACGAATCGCAGCTATCAGCTGCCGAACGCTGCCAACCAGCTGATGGACGATGTGGCGCGGCTGAGGGCTGCGCTGCAGGCGATCGACGCTGATGTGTTCGCGCGCTACACCAAGGCCGAAGTCGATCAGAAGGTCGCTGATCTGATCAACGGGTCACCTGGTGCGCTCGACACGTTGAACGAGCTGGCCGCTGCGATGGGGAACGATCCCAACTTTGCGGCGACGATCACGAACGCCTTGGCCAACCGCTACACCAAGGCCGAGGCCAATGCGCTGCTGGCGCCCAAGGCGCCACTGGCCAGCCCTACCTTCACCGGGACACCCGCGGCACCCACTGCTGCGGTCGACACGAGCACCACCCAGCTGGCGACCTGCGCCTTCGTGATCGCGCAGGCGTACCTGAAGGCCGCCACTGCAGCGAGCACCTATGCGGCACTGGCCGGCGCCACCTTCACGGGCAACGTGGCGGTGCCCAGCATCAACAGCGGCCCGCTGGCGGGATTCCGCAACGCGATCATCAACGGCAACTTCGACATCTGGCAGAGGGGCCAGGCGCAAACCGGCGCTGGCTACCTGGCAGATCGCTGGACCACCAACCGCTCCGGCAACACCGGCACGATCAGCCGCGAGTCCTTCACTCTGGGCCAGACCAGTGTGCCGAATGAGCCCACATACTTCTACCGCAACATCATCACGTCGGTCGCTGGTGCGTCGAACTTCACCAGCCTGTCGCAGTACATCGAAGGCGTCCGCACCTTCGCCGGTCAGACCATCACGGTCAGCTTCTGGGCGAAGGCTGATGCTGCAAAACCGATCTCTGTTGAGCTGAGCCAGTTCTTCGGCACCGGCGGCACGCCAAGCGCCCAGGTCACTGCCCTGGGTGTCACCAAGACCACGCTGAGCACCAGCTGGCAGAAGATCACGGTGACCACAACGCTGCCCTCGATCAGCGGCAAGACGCTCGGCACCAACAACGACGACTACCTGGCACTGACGATCTGGTTCAACGCTGGCAGCAGCTTCAACGCACGCACCAACACTCTGGGCCAGCAGTCGGGGACATTCGAAATCGCGCAGGTGCAGGTTGAACCAGGCTCTGTGGCGACGCCGTTTGAGCGTCGGCCGCCGAGCACTGAGCTGAACCTCTGCAAGCGGTATGGCCAGTATGTGCCATTCAACATGCTGTTCTATGCGTCAGTCGCAAGCCAGTACATGGAGTCGTCGATCACATGGCCCGAGATGAGAAAGACACCATCGGCTGCAGCATTGACTTCTGATCCGAACACCACTCAGGCTGCTACAAACAACACATCGAACTTCATCGCCAGGCTTACGCCATACGGTGGCTCCTGCATCTTGCAAGCCACTGTGGGCGGCAGCACTGCCTACGTCACTGGCTACCGCTCCTGGCTCGACGCTGAACTCTGATGGCCGTTCGTAGCAAGCAGGGCGCCGCCCGCATTGAGCATCAACCCGGTCCACCCAAGACCACATCTCAAGGCCAGGGCCAGCACTCACGCCCCCGTCGCCGCGGCCGCAAGAAGCTGCGGGGGCAGGGCCGCTGACCCGCCTAGAATCGACACGACAGGAGGCTTCCGCCCATGACGACAACCTTCCTCCATGGTGTGGAGGTGCTCCAGATCGACACTGGAGCGCGGCCGATTCAGACCGTGCGCTCCAGTGTCATCGGCCTGATCGGTACTGCACCCGACGCTGACGCCATTCAGTTCCCGCTCAACACTCCGGTGTTGGTGACGAGCAAGAGTGAGTATGCCGCCATCGGTTCGACCGGCACCATCAAGGCTGCACTCGATCTGATCTACGCCCAGGCCGGCGCCGTGGTCGTCGTGATCCGCGTCGCTGCTGGCGCATCCGATGAAGCGACCATCACCAACGTGGTCGGCGGCGTCAATGCCACCACCGGCGCCTATGAAGGCGTCTACGACTTCCTGGCGGCTGAGAACGCTGTGGGCTTCGCGCCCCGTGTGCTGATCGCCCCTGGCTTCACCCATCAGCGGCACAGCAACGGCATCCTGACCATCCCCGTCACCACCCAGGGCAGCGGTTACACCACCGCTCCCGCCGTGACGATCTCCGCCCCCGCTGCCGGCGGCGTCCAGGCGACTGCCACTGCAGTGCTCGGCACCGGCGTCAACGCTGGCAAGGTGGTCAGCATCACGATCACCAACCCCGGCACCAACTACACCAGCAACCCGACCGTCACGATCGCAGCGCCCACCAGCGGCGTTCAGGCTGTGGCCGGCACCGCCACCCGCGGCACCGTGCGCAACCGCGTGCTGGCTGAGCTGATGGGCATTGCCTCGCGCCTCCGCGCCGTGGTGATCGCCGACGGGCCCAACACCACCGATGCCGACGCGATCCAGCTGAAGAACGACTTCGGCTCTGACCGCATCTACGTCGTCGATCCTTGGGTGGTGGTCGCCGGTGTCGCCACACCCGCATCGCCTGCTGTGGCCGGCATCATCAACAAGGTCGACAACGAGCGCGGCTTCTGGTGGTCCCCCTCGAACAACGAGATCGCCGGCATCGAAGGCACCGCCCGCGCTATCGACTTCGCCCTGGGTGATTACACCTCCCGGGCGAACCTGCTCAACGAGCAGCGCATCGCGACGATCATCCGTGAGCAGGGTTTCCGCCTCTGGGGCAACCGCACCCTGTCGGCCGAACCCCTCTACGCCTTCCTGTCGGTGCGCCGCACCGCGGACATGATCAACGAGTCGATCCTTCGCGGTCACCTCTGGGCCGTCGATCGCTGCATCACCGCCACCTACCTCGAGGAGGTGCAGGAGTCGGTGCGCGAGTACCTCCGCAGCCTCAAGGCCCGGGGCGCCATCCTCGGCGGTGACGTCTGGGTGGATCCTGAGCTCAACAGCCCCACCAGCATCGCCAACGGGCAGGTGTTCTTCGACTTCGAGTTCACGCCTCCCTATCCGGCCGAGCGCGTGACCTTCCGCTCGCACCTGGTCAACAGCTACGTCGTCGATCTCTTCGCCTGAGGACCTGAACCATGGCTCAAATCCCCCGCGTACTGAAGAACTTCAGCCTCTTCGTTGATGGCCGCGGCCTCGCTGGCACCATCCAGACGCTGACCCTGCCCACGCTCACCACCAAGATGGAGGAGTTCCGCGGCGGCGGCATGGATGCCCCCGTCGAACTCGACATGGGCATGGAGAAGCTCGAAGGCACCTTCGAGCTTGCTGAGTACAACCCGGACATCATCGCCCTGTTCGGCCTGGCATCAGCCAACACCCAGCTCACCGCTCGCGGCGCCATCCGTCGCGATGGTGAGGCTGCGGTGCCGGTGATCGTGAACATGACCGGCGTGATCAAGGAGCTGGATCCAGGCGACTGGACCGCCGGCGACATGGCGACCGGCACGTTCGGCTACACCCTGCGCTACTTCAAGCTCACCGTCGGCGGCCGCGAGCTGGTCGAGATCGACAAGGTGAACATGATCCGCCGCATCAGCGGTGTGGATCAGCTTGAATCCATCCGCACTGCAATCGGCGTCTGATGGCCAGGGATCCACACCCCAACACCGCGAAGATCGTCCTCGACTTCCCGATCACCGTGTCGGGCGTCGAGGTGTCGCATCTGATCATGCGCCGTCCGAAGGTCCGCGACCTGATGGCAGCGCAGAAGCAGGGCGGCACTGAAGCCGAGATGGGCGTCGCACTGGTGGCGAACCTGTGCGAGATCACCCAGGAAGATGTGTTCGAACTGGACAGCATCGACTGGGACAAGTGTGAGGCGCAGGTCCAGGCTTTCAAGTCGGCCAGGTCTCAGAAGAGCAGCTGAGGCAGGCGATCATCGTCCTGTCGAAGCTGACCGGCTGGGGCCTGGCCGAAGTGCTGGAGCTGGAGGTGGATGAGTTCTGGGCCTGGTTCAAGCAGGCCCAGATCGTTGAGACTGAGATCGGCAAACAGCTGAGGGGCACATGACGATCGGCGGCGGACCCCAGAAGATCACGGTTGAGATCGGCGGCAAGATCGCCGCGTCGCTGGGCCGCTCGCTGAAAGCTGCGCAGATGCAGGTCAGCAGCTTCGGGCGGAACGTCTCGCGCACGATGAACGATGCGGCGACGGCCGGCCGCAAGGGCTTCAAGGGCATCTTCGACAATGCGCTGTGGCAGGGCGCAGCTGCTGGTGCCGCGAGCATCGGCGTGGGGATGATGGCCAGCGTGCGCGTCGCTGCGCAATTCGAGCAAACGCTGAGCGAGATCGGCAAGACCGCCAACGTCAGCGGCGATCAGCTGAAGGGCATCAGCAAAGAGCTGCTGGCGCTGTCCGGCCGCAACCGCACGAACCTCGGGCCGAAGATCCTGGCGGAGGGTGTGCAGGACCTGGTGGCCCAGGGCCTCGAGCTGAAGGATGCGGTGGCCTCGATCGAGTCGCTCGGCCGGGTGGCGACCGCCACCAATTCCAGCCTGCTGGATGTCACCAAGACCGGCTTCCAGCTGCAGAACGCGCTGAAGATCCGGCCGACGGAGCTCAAGGCGACCTTCGATGCACTGGCCTATGCCGGCAAGCAGGGCGCCTTTGAGCTGAAGGACATGGCGCAGTTCATGCCGACGATCGCGGCGGCGGCTGGCAGCCTCGGCATCAAGGGCAAGGACGGGGCCGTGGCCCTGGCGAGCATGATGCAGATGGTGCGCAAGGACGCACCGGATGCAGGCCAGGCAGCAACGCGCCTGACTGACGCGATGCTGAAGATGACTGCACCGGACGCGGTGAAGAACTTCAAGAAGTTCGGCGTCAACATCGAGCAGGTGCTGAAGAACGCCAAGGCGAAGGGCGTGAACCCGATGGAGGCAGCGCTGGACCAGCTGCAGCGCGTCACCGGCGGCGACACCTTCAAGCTGGCGCGGATCTTCGGCGACAAGGAAGCCAAGCTGGCCCTGATGTCGCTGATGAAGTACCGCAAGGAGTACGAGAAGCTCAAGGCGGAATCGGGTGGCAAGGCCGCGGCCGGCACCGTGGACAAGGACTACCAGCGCAGCCTGGCCACGTTCCAGGGCACGCTGAGCAGCTTCCAGAACAGCGCGCAGCGGCTCGGGATCGCGGTTGGCAATGCCCTGCTGCCGCCGCTCACCCGCCTGGCGGAGATCATCACGCCGGTGGTGGAGGGCATCGCTGATTTCGGCAGCAAGAACCAGTGGCTGATGACCGGCATCGTGCTGGTGGGCGGCGCGCTGGCGGGCCTGGTGGTTGCGCTGCCGATCATCGCTGGTGTGATCAGCGCCATCACCACGATCGGCGGAGCCATCACCGCTGCGTCGCCGATCATCGCCGGCCTGGGCACCGTGTTTGTGCTGCTGGCGGCGCCGATTGGTAT